CCGACTTGCAAAAGAGTAATGAACGTACAGGCATCGTTGACTTCCAAAGAATTTTGGAAGACATGAAAGAGTTCTCTTTAGTTGAATACAACATTGAGGACATCGTTCGATCAGGTCTGGTCAAATCATATCTAATTAGTAAAATTAACTTGGGTCTTTAATGCATATTTTTAATCATGTAGATGGCATCCTGCCAATTGAAATGAAAGCAGAGATGATTGATGGGAAGAGATACTATGTCACTCCTACGGGTGGTAAGTATCCTTCCATCACCACCGTGATTAGTAACAATGCAAAGAAACAAGCTGGTCTTGCTAAATGGAGAGCACGAGTAGGTAAAGAAAAAGCGCAAGCAAAAACTACTCGTGGATGTAACCGTGGTACTAGGTATCACAAGCTTGTTGAAGATTATATCAACAACGAGTTGGATACAAACAAGTACAAGGACATGCCACTACCGTGGACCATGTTCCACTCTTCTCGTGAAGTGCTCGACCGTATAAATAGGGTATACCTACAAGAGGCAGCTTTATACTCTGATTATTTACAAATTGCAGGACGAGTGGACTGTATAGCAGAGTATGAAGGGGAACTGTCTATCATTGATTTTAAGACAGCAGAAGCCCCCAAGAAAGAACTATATCTTTACGACTATTTCGTACAAGAATGTGGCTATGCATGCATGCTGCAAGAAGTGTACGGTGTAACAGTAAAGAAGTTAGTTACTATTGTTGCTTGTGAAAATGGTGACACTCAAGTCAAGGTTGTTCCACCCAAAAAAGAATACTTTGTTAGGTTACAAGAGTACATCCGAGAATACCAAAACAAATATGCTAGACAAACTAGAGGATAAATTTATGACAGCTGCGAAATTTTCGCAGGAAGTTGAGAAGATTGCCTTTGACAATGCAATGAACTACATTGATGCAATCGTTTTTTACTGCGAAACAAATGAGATCGAGATCGAATCGGTCCCCAAATTGATTAGCAAACCACTTAAGGAAAAACTTAAGTATGATGCACAAAAACTAAACTACATTAAGAAAACTAGTAGAGCTAAACTATTGTTGGTATGAGTGATTTCTTTCAGTCAGAGATGGTCCGAGGTGACCTGCAAGAACTTGCCAAGATGCAAGAGTATTGTATGAAGGCGGCGCATGCTTTCCCAGCGTTGGCACCCGTAAAGAAACTAGAGTATTTCGATATCTTACAAGAGATGATCGAGAAACAAAAAGTCTTTTATACTAGACTGAAGTTGTCCGATGATCCAGAGGCAACTGAAATGGCAGACAGCATTAAACAAGCTGCTGTCATGTTCGGTGCATCTGATGATGAGGACGCCAACATTGTGTTCGATGAACTCATTGGAAAGATCGATGAGATGCGTCAGCATCTCAAGGCAGAAGGGTATTGACCCCGCCTTCTGCCTGTGTTATAATGTCAGAGTGACGGGGGTCACAAAAGCCAAATCCTAACACCCAAACATCCATGTCTAATTTCGCAGAACTAAAGCGCAAGTCCCAGACCAATTTTGATTTCCTGCAGAAGGAACTTCAGAAGTCCACCAATGCAAACAGCAGTGGCGACGAGAGACTCTGGAAGCCCGCACTTGACGCTACTGGTAATGGTTACGCAGTCGTCCGTTTCCTACCAGCACCCGAGGGCGAGTCCCTCCCATGGGCAAAGCTCTACAACCACGCCTTCCAAGGTCCTGGTGGTTGGTTGATTGATAACTGCCCCACCACTAAAGGTGAGCAGTGTCCTGTCTGTGCCGCCAATAACAAACTTTGGAACAGTGGAGTAGAAAGCGATAAAGAGATCGCACGTAGTCGCAAACGTAAACTCTCTTACTACAGCAACATCTATGTCGTCAAGGATTCTGCTAATCCTGACAACGAAGGTAAGGTATTCTTGTACAAGTATGGCAAGAAGATTCATGACAAGGTTCTTGCTGCAATGCAACCCGAGTTTGATGACGAAACCCCTGTCAATCCTTTTGATCTGTGGGAAGGTGCAAACTTCAAGCTGAAGATCCGTACCATTGGTGGTTACTGGAACTATGATGCTTCGGAGTTCGCAGCACCTACAGCATTGAGTGCAAGCGATGACGAGATGGAAGCATTGTGGAAGCAAGCATACAGCCTGGAAGCATTCACCACTAACGATCAATTCAAATCATATGATGAGATTGATACTCGTATGAATTCTGTGCTTGGTGTCTCACGTCCTGTACAACAGGCACAGTACGAAGAGGAAGCAGATCCTATCCCTACCACTGGTGGGTTCAATGATCCCTCTATCATGGCAGCACCAGCACCTAGCGCCCCTGCTACTGATAGTGCAGACGATGATGCACTATCATACTTCCAACGTCTGGCGGAGGAGTGATGGATGTAGTCCACGCTTGGAACTCCATGTCCTACGGGGAGGGGTTCCTCTTCTCCGTATGGGTCATCGGAATGTATTACATTAAACTTCGTATGGATAAATTCATACGATGAATAAATTTCGGGGGGTCACACCCCCGTTTTTTTAAGCCTTGAATTAATAAAGTCTGTGGACTTTGTACTGTAGAGATTCTTTCTCTTAAACTCTTTGATAAATGCAGATACAAAAGCACCATTCAATATGTAGATCTCTCTTTTCTTTTCGTTCATTGCTAACTCGTGGTCAATAGCAGTGACCCCTTTGGATACACTAGAACCAAGAACAGTGACGTTATTTGTGCCATCATAGTAAGTGAATGGACTATCGTAGAACTTCTTCGATACTTTCAGTCCACCTTCCAATGCTATCACAGGAAGTTTTTTACTGGATAGATCACCAACTAGGTTAGATCCAGACTTCACCTCTTCTGTCTCGTAGTATAAAATCTCCGAGTAAGGATCATTATACTTCTGTTCGGCAAACTTTCTTACCGCATTGTCTGACATGGGCCAGTCAGTTAATGGGTTGATAATATTATTTGTGATGACAATAATCCAATCGTAAGATGATCTGTTGTAGAATTTTTCGGCTACGTTATCGATACGTTCTCCATCTAGGATTGCGTACTTTGTGTAGTACAATGCATAGTCATACACGTCAGGATTAAGTTCAAATCTCCTGAAGAAATTCTTTGCAGTAACAAAATCCGATTGAGTGAAAGGATACTGTACTGGTTTGATATCATACTTGACATCAGGAATGTAATTAAACATTGGCATCAGTAAGAAGCTCCTTGGATGTTGATTTCTTGTGCGTAGATGAGCTTGGTTTCTTTAAATGTCACTGCTATCTCGGTTGCAATTGGCGCACCATTGTCTAGAGGTGACCATGCACCATCAGGAGTGTAGTTAACATCTACTTGAGTGATAGCACATGGTTTGTATTGTGGTACATATACATTCAATTGACTGCCAGTCATGAATGATACCTGAACAATTTTAGGTACAGTAATGAATCCCCCAGCGTGGGTTGCTCCACCAATAACAGCACCACCAAAACCAGCATGTAATGCTTTCTTGAATTGATAGCAAATTTTTTTAATTGCTATTGATTCATCTTTATTTCTTGCTTGCATCTTGAATCTTAATTGAAACCCCCTTAACTCTGGAGATTCATACATCATCTCTACGTTTGGGTTAACGATAGTACCACTAACACCACCCATCAATTGTGATAAACTTACACTAGTTTTAAGACCTGAATTCAGTGCATCAACAGTAGCTTTATAAGTTGCTGTTTTTAAACCAGTAGAAATGGCACTGATACTATCTCCTAATGAACCAAGATTTGGGAGACCAGTTCTACCCATTGTCCTTGCGAGAGCTTGGAAAGTAGCACCGAAGGACGCACCACCCCAGTTTGCACCATACTGTCCCTGAATATCTTGGGGCATGTACATGAAAATTGGAGTAAATCCGTCTGCTTTTACCAAATTTGCTTGCTGAACAGATGCATTATAAGCACCGTAAACCTGTCCTACGCCAATAAATTCCCCACCTCCTGAATTATTAATAGCTTGGAACGGTGGTCTGTAATCGTAGAATTTAAATGCTACGTAGTCTGTTGTTTTACTAACTGGATACGCAGAAGGATATCGTATTGTGCCCTCGGCATCCGATATTGGAGCCAATGGTAACAGAGTTTCTTTGGCAATACTTGAATTTTTTCCTCTACCTTTAAGTCCGAATGCCATTACGTTACCATCTCCTTATCTGATTGTTTACCATAACCTTTGATGATTCGTGTTGCTTTGATACGATCATTGTATTTCGTTTCAGTCTCTTCCCACACATATTCTTTATCGTATGGTAGTTTACCTGAACCTTTAGTCATGATGAAGTCTTCAACTGGTAAGAAGATGGAAGTTTCCCACTCATCTATTGCAAGATCTAGGAATTTACTTTCGCAGTGATTATAAAGATATTTATGCACTAATG